ACGGATTGAACGGCTCTCAAGCTTTGTACTCGATCGCCCAGAACGATCCGCCCGGAACGCAATGGCTGAACGAGCTGGTGACGATCCGTCCGGACGTCAGGCCGATCACGATCCCAGCCGGGATCAAAGACTGTAACGACTGGCTAAGAAACGGACCGGACGCCGCCAAAGCGTTCGTAGCCGCGCTGCAAGGAGCGCAACAGTACGGATCGGCATCACTGGACTGGTTCCAGGAAAAAAAAGTAGAGGAGCTGACCGCCATCGAGCCAGCTCAGATCATCGAGGGAATGCTCTACGCAGGACAGAAAATGAACATCACCGGAGGGTCCAAGCAGTTCAAGTCCTGGCTGCTGCTTTACATCGCTTACTGCAACGCTAACGGGCTGGAAATCTTCGGATGTTTCAACACTGCCAGATCAAAAGTCGCGATCATCGACTTTGAGCTGCTGAGCTATTCGATCCGGAAACGCCTGGAAACGATCCGGAAAGCCCTGGAAATCCAAGGGATCTTTGGAAATTTTGATGGATTGCGTGTTTTTAGCCTGCGCGGACTGTCCCGCAAATTCAAAGGCAATCTGGACGCCGTCTGTCAGTACCTGCGCGACCATGGATTTAAAGTGATCGTTTTCGACCCGATGTACAAGATGATGATCGGCGGCGACGAAAACTCGAATTCGTTCGTGGCTGAAATTCTGGAGCGGATGACCGAGTTCTGTATGCAGTGCGACACGGTCCTGTACTACGTGCATCACCATTCCAAGGGAAGCCAGGGAGAAAAGGAAGCAATCGACCGGGGCAGCGGAGCGGGAAGTTTCAGCCGGGACGGTGATACACTGATTGATTTCACGCCTCACGAGACGACCAGCAAGACCAAGCCGGTCTTTACGGTGACGATCACTGTGCGCGATTTCAACCCGATCGATGATTTCGTGGTTTACTGGGAATTCCCGCTCTTCATCAAAGATGTGTCCGGGCTGAATCCTACCGACTTAAAAAAACGAAAATCGGGAAGCTCAGCTCAAAATACTTACAGGCCTCCAGGCGACGCTCTGAAATTCATCTCCAAACTGGAAACCATCACCAAGAAAGAATTCATCAACCGGATGATCACTCCGGACAAGAATGGAAGGAAATTCTGCGCCGAGCGCCGGGCTTGGGAAATCATCAAGGAATTAATCGCATTAGGCGAACTAATCGAAGACAGGACTGCACACCCTCCAACAGTGTGCAGAGTATAGCGTGCACACCAGCAAACACACTCCCCCCTGCGCTGTGCACACCCCCACGAAGTGGGGGATGTGCTCTTACGAGCGTGCACAGCACAACGGGGGAAGAAGTGTTTGCGTGCACACTGCACGCTTTAAACAAAACGTGCAGTAAAACAGAATGAAAACGCCAACTGACAAGCAGCTCAAATACATCGACAGCCTTATGGAACAGCACGACCGCAACGGAACTTTGGAAGACGTGATCCACGAGATCAACCCGGACGACTGGCTGGAAGAGGAGGATTTCATGGCCTGGATGAGACGGCAGGATGTCCGCCGAGCTTCCGAGGTGATCGACATCCTGAAGGAGAACCTGTGAACAGAATTAAGCCAAGCGAACTGTCCAGGCACGCCGAAACTATGCTCGAATTCCTGAAGGAATGGCGGCGGCAGTCCCGGAAAACCAAAAAGCCTGCGCCAAAGAAAAAGAGGACTTGACATGCTCAACGGATGAGCTTACATTCCCTTATATGGCAATTAAATCCAAACGCCTCAGCAAAACAACCACCTCAGCAATCGAATCCAAGCCGGAGGAGCAAGTCGCTTACGACAATTCGCCCGTCGAGTTGGGGTTCGTAATCGATAAATCCTATTCGATGGCTTATCTCAAGCAGAACCTCATCGCGTCGTTTAACACGCTGCTGGACGAGCAGAACGCCCCGAACGTGCAAGCGTCGCTTTCTCTGTTCAGCTCCGATGTAGCGATCGTCGCCGACCGGATTCCGGTAAGCATCCTGTCCAAACTGAATAACACGACCTATCATCCGGACGGTCAGACTGCGCTGCTGGACGGAATCGGCTCCATGATCTTCATGATGGACCGGCAGAATACCGGCGCACGCAAACTGATCGCGATCTTCACGGACGGAATGGAGAACTGCTCGCGGAATTTCGATCTGGAACAGATCATGCACGAAATCAAGACCCGCCAGGAGCAGGGGTGGAAGTTCATTTTTATCACTCCGCTGCACGGAATCCCGTACGCGGAAAAGCTCGGAATCCCGCGTGACCACATCGTCGATTTCACGCTTTCCGGAGAGGGCCTCAAATCGATCATGGACCGCTTATCCAAGGCGGTCAAAGCGTACCGGATCGGGGATGTGACCTACACCCTGTTCCTTCTGGAGGACAAGTCCAAGCCGAATGAACCTGGAAATTCGTAATAACATTCCGATAATGCCGCACCGCCCACGGGTGCGGCACCCTCTGCCGATCACTATGTCAAAAATGGAGATCGGCGATTGCGTTGACGTTCCGCCGCTGGGCATCGGCTATTACCGCCAGTCCAATGTCTATCGCGCCGCCAGCTGGGCCAAGATCCGCATCCAGCTGCGCACCCTCGTCAACGGTCAGGACGGAATCACGACCGATGTCGTCCTGCCGGACCAGCCGTTCTACCGGATCTGGAGAACTTCATGAAATACCAGCGCCTCAAGTTTATCGATCCTAATGCTGATGTCGGTCTGGCAGAATTGGCTCAGATCATTTTTCAGCATGAAATGCAACAGCCGGAAGCCGTGGAAATGTTCCGGAAACTCATCGAATGCCCTAACCAGAAAACCGTCTTTGTAACCGCTTTCACTGCCGGGGTCGCAGCTGCGCTCCGGGCCGTTGAAAACGGAAAAATGCGTACAGTAGGCAGAGGATGAAATATGGACGAATTAAAACATGCTCCCGTGTCCCATTATGCTTACGAGTACCACGCAATACACGCTGTGCTGCAAGCGATCGGTATCACGATCGAGGTCCGGAACGGTGACGAACCCGGCGATACCTCCATCATCATCCACGGGGTACCCGATCAGTACAGGGATAAGGTCATGCAGACCGTGCGGACAGTGATCGGTAATCCGGCTGTCAGGCCGCTTACCGAGCGTGTCACGGTGTCATATCCGGAACGTACCTAGTGCACACCTGCTATGCACCTACCCAGGCTGGCTAGAGGTACTGGGCAGCGTCCACGTCCTGGACGGCATCGCTGGCAAAGAGGGCACCTAGTGTGAAAGGGAGGTGGTGCTGCTATAAATCCGGATTGGTTTAATCCTGACGGTTCCGTCAGAATGATATCGAGCGCGGACGCCTGCTAAAGCGCCGATCGCAGTCAGCAGGCACTTGCTTCTACGCTGGACGACTGCTGCAGCTGTCATGCTCTGGAGCTGATGCGCGGGAAGCTTCCGCTCTCGTGTTATTGATGGCTTTTAAGGCCTGTTCATCGGAATACACGAAAAGCGGATCGTTATTCCCTGACCACATCTACCTGCTCTCACTTGATCCTCCTGGAATGCTTGATCCAAGATGTCCGCCCTAGCGGCGCCCGTTTCCGCAGGTTCTTCCAAAGCCCCTGTTGAAACGCGAGCCGCTTCGGTCCCGAAATTTTTTTAGAGACGGTCGTCCTCGTTCTGGTGTTCACTATGGATTTGTGCTAGTAAAATGCCCGCCATGGCGATGAATCTGGTCACAATCGAGCAGCTGTCGGTCCTCGTCGGGCAAACACCGCGCAACATTTTCCTGCTGACCGAACGCGGGGTGCTGAAGAAGGCGGTTGACGATGCCGGGAAGCAGCTCAAGCCGATCCAGTACGAACTGATGATGGTTGTCCGCTCCTACTGCGACTACCTGCGCGAGCTGGCCAAGCTGGACGACCAGGGCGCGACTGTCTACCAGCAGCTGCGCAACAAGAAGATCGGGGCGGAAGCCGAAAAGGCTGTCCTCGACCTCAAGACCTACAAGAACAAGCTGCACCGATCCCAGGACGTGGAGTACGTGATGAACACCATGATGTCGACGGTACGCTCCCGCCTGCTGTCGATTCCGTCCAGGATCACCCGCGTGCTGATGGGCAAGACGGTCTTCCAGGAAATCCACGACATCATTGACGCCGAGATCCAGCTGGCTTTGCGCGAGCTATCCGATTACGATCCGAACGCCTTCTCGCGGGCCAACGAGGACTACCTTGCACAGGAGCAGCTGGAACGCCCGCCCCACTCCAATGGCAATACAAACCACCAGGAAACCTTCGAGACGTCCGAGTCCGAAGAATCCGGACCCGAAATCCCCGAGCCAGTCCTCTGAGGAGGAGCTGGAAGAGCAGCGCGAATTCTTCTTCCACACTTCGCGGCTGTTCAAGCAGTGCGGGGCCCTGCTCCGTCCTCCGTCGCGGGTTCCCTTGAGAGTGGAGCGACAAATACCGTGTCCTCTCCCCGGAATCCAGTGCTGAGAGCGGGCAGTGGATCACCGCCCGCGCTCCCTACGAGAAGGAAATGATGGACGCTATCTCGGACCCGCTCACGCCGAAGGTGGTTATCCAGAAAGCCAGTCAGGTAGGGGCGACCGACGCCGCCATCCTCAACCCGGTCGGCTACTACATGGACGAGGACCCGTGCCCGATCCTGGTGGTGCAGCCTACCCTGGAGCTGGCAAGCGCTTTCTCCACCGACCGCTTGGCGCCCATGCTCCGCGACTCCCCGCGTCTCCGAGGCAAGGTCACCGACCCCCGGTCCCGCGATTCCATGAACACGCTGTACCGCAAAGGGTTCCGGGGTGGCTTCGTCCAGATGGCGGGAGCCAACTCCGCAGCCTCGCTCTCCGGACGCCCCGTCCGCGTGGTGCTGCTGGACGACGTGGACCGCTACCCGGCCTCGGCGGGCACGGAAGGAAACCCGTTGAAGCTGGCGATCGCCCGCACATCCGCCTTCTGGAACCGGAAGATCGTTATCGTCTCCAGCCCCGGAATCAGCGGAGTCTCTCACATCGAGCGAGAGATGAACTCCTCCACGCAGGAATACTGGTACCTGCCCTGTCCGCGCTGCAACTACTACCAGATCCTGGACTGGGACCGCATCCGCTTTGCCGACATGACGCACGGGTGCATCTCCTGCAACGCGCACCGGCCCAAGCACGAGTGGCTGGCTCATTCCGAGTTCGGGGAGTGGCGGGCGCACCGCCCCGTGGACAGCCGGGGCAAGACCGTCCAGACACGCGGATTTTTCCTGAGCGGGCTGTACTCCCCTTGGATCGAGTGGGACCTGCTGGTCGAGGAGTTCGTGACTGCTGTACGAGCGAACGAGGAGGGCGACGTCGAATTGCTCAAGGCTTTCCGCAACACGCGGCTGGGTCTGCTGCACGAGGATCGCGGACAGCGGGTGGAGATCGACCTCTACGCCGAGCGCCGGGAGGAATATGCCGCCGAAGTTCCGGAGGGGGTGCTCGTCCTGACGGCAGGCGTGGACGTCGGCGACGGATCGCTCCATTACGAGGTCGTAGGCTGGGGGAAAGGCCGTGAGTGCTGGGGGATCGAGTACGGCATCCTGGACGGAAACCCTCGCGAACAGGAGGTCTGGGACCTGCTTGACCAAGCCGTGTTCAAACGAACATTCACCTGCCACGACGGAAAGAAAATGCGGGTGCGCCGCATGACGGTCGACTCCAACTACGTCAGCGACTACGTTTACAGCTATACCAAGCCGCGCCAGCCACGGGCGATCTCCATCCGGGGCGAGGGCGGGCTCGGAAAACCGTTCATCAAGTCGGCGGGCATCCTGACCAAGTTCAACCGGGCGCACCTCATTACGCTGGGGGTCGATACCGCCAAGGAGGAAATCGTAGCGCGGCTGAACGTTCCCCGGCCCGGACCCGGCTACTGTCATTTTCCGAAGCTCCGGAACGGAGAACCGGTACAGGGGTACGACGAGGACTACTTCAAGGGCCTGACCGCGGAGCAGCGCAAGATCAAGTCGAAGAACGGGTTCCGCACCTTTATCTGGGTGAAGCGCCTCAGCCAGCGAAACGAGCCGTTCGACTGCCGGATCTACGCTTTGGCGGGGATCGTCCTCCCCTACACCGGAATCAACCTGGAGGAGATGAAACGCGACCTAGTGGAAGGCGACCAGGGCAGACCGGGCATCGCCTATCAGAAAAGATACGGAGCGCAAGGCAGCAGCACCGCCGCAGCCGCAGCTGCTCCGAAGTACGGAGCGGGTCAGACGATGTTTTGAAGAAAATCGGCAAAACGCTTGTCGAAGTGTTTTTAGAGGAGGAGCGATCGGCGGACAGCGCAGAATGCCTGGAAAAGCTTCCTGCGTTCGTCTCAGGCGCGTTTTCAGAGCAAAGCAATAGCAGCATAGCGGGTAAGGAGCAAACGCGCCAGGATCGCGTACTCTTAGCGTTTAAAGGGCATATTGCGTAAAAATATGGAAAAACTAAAATTTCCATTTGTCGAGTTTGGATTCAATCATGAGCTGCTGGAGCGCAAGGGAAAGATCTGTCTGGTCAAACGTTCCCTGAAAGACAATTCTGGAACTTGGCACTACGAAGTAGTGCGGCTGTTGGATCTTCCGCCCCGGACAATGCCAAGCGGACTTTCTTATCCGGAACGCGAAGGGTATCCGCCATCCAGTACTTGGGGCCAGCACGGATTTACCTACGGAAGATTTGACCAGAGGAGGGCATTGGTGAAGTTTGCCGAGCTGGTCAAGAAGGAGGAAGCCTATGCCGCTGAAGCGGGGCTACTCGCAAAAAACGATCTCGCACAACATCCGTGAGATGATCCGGGCGGGCCATCCTCCCAGGCAGGCCCAGGCGGCTGCTTATAGCAGTGCCAAGAAACATGCTGCAGCGCGGGGCAGGCGTCCCTCGCATCTAAAGAAAAAATGAAAAACAAAGCGCTGCTCTTCCTGCTGGTTCTGAGTTCTCCCCTGCTGTCCAAAGCTCTTCCGACCATAAACCTGCTGCCCGAATTCCGGACGATCGGCGGGGGCAACAACAACCTTGCGCATCCCGGACTTAACCCGGTGCCGGGTTCAAGTGAGTTGAATCTGGCGCCGCTCCGGTTCGGTCCCGCCAACAAGCCGCAGTTTTCGAATGCGCGGCCGTCGAGCAATATCATTTTTGGAGGAGGAAACGTTCCCGGAACTCCCGATCCCGGACAGGCACTCGACCCCTCCGCTTCCGACTGGCTCTACGTCATGGGTCAGTTCGTCGATCACGATCTCGATCTGGAAGATCCCAGCACAAACAACGCTTCGATTCCGGTGCCGATCCCTCAGCCTGACCCGGTGTTTCCTCCTACGCAGCTCAAGCTGCCGCTTAACCGGGCAACCAGAGATCCGGTGACCAACAACATCGTCAACACGGTGGCCGGGTTCCTGGACCTTTCGCAGACCTACGGAAGCGATCAGGCCAACGCCGACTTCCTGCGCAATCCGGACGGAACGCTGGTCACTACCGGCAGCGGGCAATTCCTGCCCATCCTGGACGGGTTCTTCGTTTCCGGCGATGTGCGCGTAATGGAAAATCACGAACTGACGGCGGTAACCACGCTCTTCATGCGCAACCACAACTACTGGGTCGGCGTGCTGCGCGGACAGCATCCGGATTGGAGCGGAGACCAGCTGTACAATATGGCTCGTGCGCTCAACATCGCCGAGTTTCAGCATGTCCTGTACACGGAATATATTCCGCTGCTGCTGGGGCCGATTCCTGCTTACGCGGATTACAATCCGGAAGTCGATTCGAGGATCACGCAGGAATTCAGCACCGCTGCTTTCAGGCTGCACACCCAGATCGGCGACACGCAGGCCGGGATCACGAATCAGGGCGCGATCGTTTTTAGCGAAAGCCTGTCGGACAGTTTCTTTAACACGCCCGCGCAGGATGAGCTGAATGGAATCGACGCCCTTCTGCGGGGGTTGGGGACATTCCACGCGCAGGCTACCGACAGTTTTGCAGTGTCGCAGCTGCGCAATCTGCTGTTCGATCCTCCGGTTGATGCCCTGGACCTCATCGCCATCGATATCTGGAGGGAGGGCGACGTCGGGCTGCAGCTGCTCAACGGAACCCGGTCTGCGCTCGGGCTTGCGCCCTACGCATCCTTTGCGGAGCTGACACCCGATCCGGCATTGCAGGCTGCGCTGGCTAAAGTTTTTCCTGCAGGAATTGACGCGGTCGACCTGTTTACGGGAGGAAACATCGAATCCCATGTCAACGGAGGACTGGTCGGACAGACTTTCTCGGTGATTCTGATCGATCAGTTCACGCGGCTGCGGGACGGCGACCGCTTCTGGTGGGAGAACGAGCCGTGGGCGCCCGCTGTCCGCGAGATGATTTCGCACACCGCTCTCGCGGACATCCTCGCACGCAACACGGACACCCCGAAATCGCGGGGGAATCTCTTCATCGCGGATTCGATACACCGCAACCC